TTCCATTTCCTGCCCAGTAGCAAGTACCATCAATGTAGTGCGGCTTAAAGAACACGCATCCCTCGGGAGTGAATCGGTCAAACTCCAAGTATAGTGAATGATCCTTTTCTAACATATCATCATGCTGGCGGCCGCGGTGCTTCTCAGGATTAAAAGCATTCACATAAGAAGTAAGAAGTGGTTTCTTGTGCCCTTTGGCCTGCAACTCCTTGATCCACCCGATCAAAGTCTCGTCCCAATCTTGGGCAAAACGATGATGCGAGTCCAGTTGAAGAGTGTATTCCTCTCCATCGTACAGTTGCTCTTGAATAGAGTTGCGTGCCCAACACGCTCCCCTGCTTTGATTCCATGGAACATCAATGATCTTGAAGCGAGAATCTTTCTTGAACTCTAATAGTTCCGAGTCCCATGGATCTTTAGACTCATGCTGCCAGCAAATTCCAAAGCGTAGGCGTTCAGGATATTTGGCCTTGTCTAAGCAGTCCTTGATGGTGGGAACCAGTTCAGGATCACGATACGCTGCAATCTGAATGAAAATGCGATCATCACTTGCCATTTTGTACTCTCTCTTTCTCTTTCAAGTAAGCACTTAACAGAACCATGTAGTTAATTACATCCACACAAGTATCCATGAAACTTTCATTGGAAACATGAAGTTTACCAGACTCAACAAAAGAACTGAGTCTGCTCATTTTGTCGGTAAGACGAACCAAGAATCCCTGTTCGGTGGAGCAGATGCCCATTGATTCTACTCTTGTGAAGTTTGCGAACGGTTCTAGTCCGTCATTGCCTGCGTAGTCTCTGTTCTTTGCATCCATAAGGGTGCGGCCGCTTTCGCAGATTGTTTTGTGCCATGCCAAAAGTTCATCACGAGTCATAATGTAATCACCTTCCTGTTGATCCGAAGCCACCTGTACGATCTGTGGTTTGTTCGGGTCTAGTATGTATATGTTCTATCGGAAACCGTACATTTTGTACGAGTTCTCCCTGACAGATTCTTTCGCCATGTTTCACAGTAACCATGGCACTTGATGTGTTCCTGACCATCAGGAACAATTCATCAAAGTAGTCTGCATCAATGATACCTTCTCCGTTCGGCAGAATAAGTCCACGCTTTAGTGCAACACTTGATCTCATATGCACTCGAACAGAATACCCACTAGGAATCTTGGCGATTAGTCCAGTTGGAATCAGAACTGTAGTGCCTGGAGAAATCAGTATGTTCTTATCATAGCGTGACCACCATGCTTCATCGCTGATGACATTATTTTGATCGACCGACTTTATCATTCTGAAATTTCCCTCTGCATCAATCAGATGTGCAGTTAGATCAAAACAAGCGGAATGTTCAGTTGCGTATGCGGGAAGTGGTGCGTTCGCATAGAGTTGATGAAAGCCAAACTGCATTGTGTCTCCATTACTTAGAGGGAATAGGGGGGAATAGGAATCAGTTCATTCAATGCTTGCACATGAGTCGGAACAAGTGGACGATCAGTAAGACTTTGCCATTTGTTTTGGCTTTCCCGTTCGGCGGACTGTATGAACATTGGGGTAGAGGCAGCAATCACTTTAAACTTACTCTGTGCTGCGGCAAATCCATTATCCATAGGAATTTTCTTGGTGTACAAACACATATGCGCTATGTCTACTGCATAGTTCTTGTATCTTTCGGACACATACAGTACTGCGTGTGCTGCGAGCATACCGAAGATTCTGTACCATCCATTGTTCAAGTCAACAATTGCTTGATTCTTATTTCCATGAGAAATACCAAGATACACGGCATCAGTATCATTTGGCACTTCTATCACAGGTACGAATGCTTCAGTTGCAAGAGCATCGTCCTCCAACACAAGAACAGATCCCTTGCTTGCTGATAGCAAGGCATCAATGTGCGCTTGTCCACATCCCATGTAGTGTTTGCCAAACGCTCTGAGTCTGGCGGCGGACAGGTCTTTTGGTGGTGGAATGATTCGGCCTGGGATTCGTATATGCGAAGTGAATCCCAAGCGATCAAATTGCTCAATCATTTGCTTGGCATTTAAAGTTGCTCGGTCTAGATTGATCCATCTAGTTTGTACATTACGAAGGTCAATTTTCATGTCACTCTCTTAGAACTTTTTGCCGATATGATATTTGGGAACCAGTTCCCAATCTCCCTTTTCCTTGTGTGGAATAATCTTGATTTGAGCAAGACCCGATGCAACACTTGCAACTTGTGTGGGGTTCACAATCTTCAGCAGTCCCCAATCATCCAACAGAGTTACAATCGTATTGCGTCTGGCAATGTCTGCTTCTGTTAGAGTTGATGGAAGACCGTCAAGCGCAAACAGTTCTTTGAAATGAACGATGTAGTATTTGCCTCGCTTGTGTAGAATATGGCAAGACTGATATAGTTTCTTTTCGGTTTTAGAGGAAATCCCAATGCGGGTCAGAGTTTCTTTTACCTTTAGGAAATCGTCTGGCTTTGCCAGCGTGATCTCTACTAGTTCTTCAACAGTAATCTTCGGTTGGTGTTCCATGCTTATGCACTCCATGCCAATGAGTATGCTTCATGTTTTCCAGATATGTAGGAACCGGCTAACTTAGACACCACCCCGATAGGTAGAGCGAACAATGTTCGCAACCTGTTCGGGTGTCAGCACTCGCATGATCTCTTTTGCCTTGGCGTCAGAACACCCATACCGCTCTTTGATAGATGCCAGATTTTCTGCTTCTTCTGCCTTAAACCACTTGCTGAACCGTTTCCTAGAGCGGATGCTATGCCGCAGAAAATCAAACTGCATTCGCTTACGCAGAGAACCATAACGATTCATCTCGTTTGCTTGCATGATGGTATCGGGAAAGTAAGACAGTCCTCGGTTCACTAAGAACGGAACATATCCCCTCTCAGCATACTCTTCATCACACAACGAGTTCTTGTTGACATTGATGGCGTTCAGATAATCAGACAGTCTGTAGGTCATGCGTGTTCCTCAAGTTTGTGGAACGGCTTCCTTGATCCGTGCTTCTGCAATTTTGAAATACTCTGGATCAAGTTCAATGCCGATGAAATTGCGGTTGAGGTTTCTACAAGATATTCCTGTGCTTCCTGAACCCATAAATGGGTCAAGAACCGAATCTCCACAATAAGAGTAATACTGGATAACTCTATCTGACAATAAGACAGGAAATGGTGCGGGGTGTCCCTTAACTCTTACAGGAGACAATCGCCATATATTTGTCCTCTCATATTTACCAGTTATCAGTGATTGCTGAATCGTTTCATCACTATGTTTTCTTATTCCCTTATCAATAAGGGGGGCATCTTTTTTCCTAAAAACAAACAGATATTCAGTTATCGTAAATGGTTTATATGCCATTGGTCTGCGATGGTGTGCAAATTTTATTGCCCTATTGCTTGCACCATCTGGTTTCTCCCATATAATATCATCAATATATTTGAACCCGCTGTTTTGGGCTAAATTAAATGCATCAAATGGGATTGGCAATCTACTGCTTTCAGCGTTTCTTGACTTTCTTTTAACCAATATCGGTGATGTATTGAAAACAAAAAAACCATCTTCGGATAAAACACGAAATGTCTGTAACATAAAATTCCCAATAAAATCTAAATAATATCCATACGAATCAAAAGTCGAATATCCTCTGGCGTTAAAATACGGTGGAGATGTGAATACCAAATCAACACTCCCATCAGGAATATCCTTCATCTTCTCCAAACAATCGCCTTGCATCAGTTCAATCTTTGACATCTTTCAACTCCTTGTTGACATTGATGGCGTTCAGATAGTCTGTGAGTTTAAGCGTCATCTCGCACCACCAATGCTATGTGATCTTGATGCACCAAGTCTAGATCACCGTAGTGATTATCATGGTTGACAGCCAACTCCCAATACACCGTATCTCCCACACGAATATCCTCGGTGATTCCATATCCAACCGCAACCACTTCAGCAAGTACAAAGTGGCCCTTGGTCTTATCATCCTTGTAGATGATTCCACTCTCGGTTTTTTTCTCTTTGCCGAGATCGGTGCGTACAGCAACCCACTTACCAATAGGCCTCATGCTCATTTGAACTCGCACTCCATCATAATCTCGGTCAGGCAAGCAGTCATGTTGATTTCTGCATCGGCAACGAATGCTGCCTTATACTGGTACTCTGCCAGAATCAGAACCAACTTCGGAATGCTAGACGGAGCAAAGCAATCGTACATGGACTCGTAAATCTTGCGGAACAGAGATGCTGAATCAGCATCAGAGTTCTCTACAACCCACTTGCGAACCGATGTAAAGTCCTTACCCTTCAAGGCAGAGATGAGTTCCTTGATCTTGATCTCACCAAGTTGGATCAAAATACCAACATCAATCTTGCCAGACACCGAATACCGCTGCAACTCATTCAAGATGCGGCGGAAATCGGGAAAGTGCTTCATTATGAGTTCTACAAGCACCTTGTCATCGTATGCGACACCTTCGGCATCCAAGATGCCTTTGACTCGCTGAAGCATTTGCTTGGCGAGTGTAGGGCGTTCTTTGGTTGGGATTTGGAAGTTAATGCAAGTACACCGCGAGTGCAGCGGTTCAATGATCCTGTTCTTGAAATTGCAAGTCAGGATGAACCGGCAGTTCGCGCTGAACTCTTCCATGAATCCGCGCAGAGCAGGCTGTGTGCTTTGAGCATTCGAGTAATCAAACTCGTCAAGAATCACAACCTTCTTGTTGCCTGACATGGATACCGTACTAGCAAAGTTTCGGATGCGAGTACGGAGAGTATCAATGTTTCCGTCTTCTGAACAGTTAACAATGATGCAATCGGTATCTAGTTCGCTGCACAAGGCACGGGCAACCGTAGTCTTTCCGCATCCCGCACCACCTGATAGCAGTAGGTTTTGTACCTCTCCTGACTCCACCATATCGGTGAAAGTCTTTTTCATTGTGGATGGAAGAATACAATCCGCGATCACCTTTGGGCGGTACTTCTCCACCCAAAGGTATTCGGTTGCCGTAGCAGTCATGTTTACTCCTTAGAGGCAGTACTTGAAGTTGCCTCAAGCGCAACGAAGTAAGTCAAATCCTTGCTGCAATGTGAGAACTTGGCGACAATGCTCTTGCTGATATGCACATCATAATCACCAGACATGAGTTTCAGATTGTCAACCTTCATGTGGATATCGAACTTGGTCTTCGCCTTGTTCTCTCCCACAACGATGGAATAAGTGTTGGACCCCTTGTCGGCCTTGTCGAACACAACAACCTCAATCTTGTCCTTTGTGCCACGCACAGAGATGTCACCAACTTGTAGCGCCGAACTGGCGCGCATGATCTCAGCAACATTGTCTGCGGTCAACTTGAATGACACAAGAATGTCGGGCATAGTGATGCTCTTCTTGGGAGCAGTCAACAGGTTAGGTTCGCAGTAGTAGTAGTTCACGCTCGGAGCGTTCTTGCGAGCCGCATCAGAGATTACCACAGACTTCTCTCCGAAAGTCAGCAGCGGTTCCTTGAACAAAGAAATCACACCAAGAAATTTGTTCAAGTCCCAAATACCAAACTCGGTTTCAAAGGTTTCATCTACGGTTGCCTCAGCCATGACATTCTTCACAGGCGTCACGGTGGCAATGGTATTGCCTGGACGAATGAGAATGTTAGAGTTCAGAGAGGCGAAGTTCTTGAGAACCGCGAGAGTTTCTTGAGATAGTTTCATACCAGTTTCATTTTCAGTTGCAGTAGCATTCATTATATGTCTCCATTATGTAGGGTGTGTCAAATATACAATCACTTTGATTTCTTGCAACCACAACCTTTAGATTTTTGTGAATTCTGTGGGGTAGGTGGTGCAGAGTTTACTTGCCTTTCCTGACTGATTGCAGGTTTATTTGGCGATGGTGTTTGCCGAGTATCGATTCGGGTTGGACGATTAACTCTTCTCATCTGTTTTCTTGATTGTCAGGTCTACTTGCCGTTCAATCTGCTCCTTTCGAGTAAAGTTATATTTCATTCTTCGCTCAACAGTTTCTTCCGATGCCGGAGTATAGTTTGAAAATCCAGGCATATTTAGAGGACAAACAACTTTTGGAAAGTCTAGTTTGGTGTAGTCTTCTGGCTGCTTGGCATTCAACCAAGTTGCTGCCCTGTCTCCGCAACCACACTCACCGCAGTAGAATCTTCCTTCTTCTGCCTTGCTGTCTCGTCTAGCCTCGCAAGGAGCAATTCCTCTTTCAGAGTCTCCATGGCATGAGATTGAACGAACCTTCTTGGTTTCTTCATCACACCTTTTATCTTGGGTGATTCCGCGTGAAGCGTATGACCCTACCGCATTCTTTACCTTATTCAGTAGAGAAGGTGGGTGTTGAGGTCCTACTTCAGGTGTTGGAGCAGAAGGACGCCGAGCAGGCGCCCCTCCCTTTGCCCAACCACCTGTTGCAACAATTTTCTTGCTTTTATTTGGTTTATTTGGTGCGGGGTCGCTCATCACGATAATCCTCAAACGAATCGTCTTCGTAACGCTCAATATCAGAAGATGCTTCTCGCATCTTTTGCTTATGTGAGTGGCGATCTCCGCGCTTTTGCTTTTTCTTTATTCCGCGATCTTTGTGAAAGCGTTCAAAAGAACCTGCATCATCCCAATTATTCCATTCTTTACTCATGTCAAAATTCCGAAGCAACCTCAACTAGATTTTTCATCTTGTGTTCCATTAAATATGAAAGGATATTTCCTCTACGAATCGGAATGAAATCTGCATAGTGTTGCAGAATGGATTGCTCCAACTCTATAGGTATGTATCTGAAGTCCACCATGCAGCGGTTGCGATCCCAGTTTCTTTTTACTTTGTCTGGCATAATTGCTGTACCATCAAACAGATTACCCACAATAAGAATCTGCTCTTGAATAGCAGCAGACTTCTTACTAGTCAGAGGCGTCTGACGCTTGCCGTCAGTAATGAAACAATCATCGTCCGACAGGATATTCGGAATGCCGTCACCCGAGTCTCCTCCAAGAATGTGGTTCACTAAGAACTCGGTTGGATTCTTACACACCACAAATCCCTTTGTAATAGGACTCCATTGCCGAACATTCGGGTAAATTTGCAACTGCTGAAAGTCTTTGTCGCTAGAAACGATAATGACCTTTTCGTTAATAGAATGGTGCTTGGTCAGAGTGGCGATCACATCATCTGCCTCTGCTCCCTGCACTTGCATATGGCGATACGGAAACACATCACGAATCTCTTCGCGGATTCCGTCAATCATGCTGTAGATTGTCTTCCAATCAACATCAGAAGACGCCTTTGCCTTGGCTCTGTTCTTTTTGTAATGAGGAAACACAGAGTTTCGCCAACACTTACCACCCTCATGGCAAAGAACAATTTCGCCGGCATCTCGGAACTTCTGTCGATATGTGCGATAGATGTTTAGCACCGTATGCCGTAACAGATCTTCAGAAAACTGAGCGGCATCGCCCTTCGTAAGGGCGAACAGACTTCCTAACAGTACTTGGTTGTTATCGATTAGAATCATTAGTAGGCTCCAATGAGAATACAGTTCTCATTGATTCTCCCGCTTATCTTTGCGGGTTTGGTCTTGATGGAGTTCAGCGTGTTTTGCACCATACGAACCCCTGTAAGTTTGTTCAGCACATCTTTTGGCCTGCGGAGTTTCTTGGATACAGACTTGGTTTCGTCATAGTTGATAACGGTGGTTCCCTTTACGCTGAGTCCACGCGGATCTTTTGCAAAGAGTACAGTTAGTGTACGATACTTCTCATTAAACACAACCACTATTTCACTGCCAATGATCTTCTCTGGCGATATGCTTTTGATATCGTACTCCTTTGACTCGGGCAAGTATTTCATTTTCTTAGTGATTTGGCTTGGAGTCTTCTGCTTTTTCTTACGAGGCTTCCGCTCAGATCGCTTTTCATCTGCAAAGGTGCGGAAAGCATTGGCGGTTTCAGACAGCATTTGTATGAGTTTCTTGAACCGCGGCTTGGTCAGAAAAGAATATCCCTCGACCAGTTGCTCGTCTTTGCCTGCATATGCTGTTGCCATCTCTTGCAGATAGGTGGTTTCAATGTAACTGGCAATTTTACCGCAATGCAATGCCTTGACTCCGTGGGTAGTTGCCCACCCGGCAGGATCAAACTTCATTTCATTCTTGTTTGTGCAGGCGTCTACCACCGAATCCACAATAGCATCAATGTCTCCCAAGTACTCGCGGTACTTCTGTTCGGTGCGCTCCTGAATGGACGGTATAGCGGTGCCCTGACGCTTGGCGAGGATGGCAGCACCAGTTCGCTTCATATCCCCAATCTCGCGTGTAATCTTCTGTTTAGTTTCATCTGGCAACGGCGCGCCGCGGGTGAGCATTCTACACAGATATCCTATGCCAGAATAACTCTTGATGCCATTTTGTGCAATGCACTTGATTGTTTCGGCATCCATCTTGGAATGCTTGCAGTAGTCTAACACCCACCGCTTTTTGTCTCGGTTGGTGCCTTTGCCCCAATACCAA